GCCATCAAGACGCACGAGGAGCTGGGCGAGCTGCTGTCGGCGCTGCACCGCGGCGACCACGCCGAGATGGTGGACTCCTACGGCGACGTGCTGGTGACGCTGGTGATCGGCGCGGCGCTGGCCGATGTGGACCTGACGCGCTGCCTGCAGGCGGCTTACGAGCAGATCAAGGACCGACGCGGCACCCTGCGCGCGGACGGCGTGTTTGTGAAGGAGGCGGCATGAGGTACGTCATGGAGCGAGCCGCCCGGGTGCTTGAGTTCTGCCGCCAGCCGCGCACCTCCAGCGAGATCCGCGCCGAGTTTGCTGCAGAGCCCAAGCGCGCCATCTACGCGCTGCAGAACCTGGTGAAGTCGGGCCACATCCGCAACATCCTGCAAGACGGCACCCGGCCCTTTGGCAAGCAGGCGTTTCCCGGCCTGTACCAGACGCAGGACGCGCCCACGCCGCCCATCAAGGGGCGGGTATGAGCGCGTTGCGTGAGGCCGTCCAGCAGGCGCTGGAGGCGTTGGAGTCATGTAGTGGGGTTCCACATTGGCCAGCACTCCAACCGACTATCACCGCCCTCCGCGCCGCGCTAACAGAGGATGCGCTGCAACGCCTGACAGATGCGAATCAGGAAATTGAGGCCGCGCTGGAGCAGCCGGAGCAAGAGCCGGTGGCGACGGTGGCAATGGATGTGTCGGGTGCTCATCTGTCTTGGGACGGGCAATACCTCGGACAGAGGCCTGACATGAAGATAGCAATGCTGCTCAAGGATTTGCCTGTTGGGACGCTTCTTTACACCCACCCACCCCGCCGCGAGTGGCGAGGGCTGACGGAGGAGGAGCATGAGAAAGCCAGACACGTCTGTCGGCATGTCGGCGTTGAAGGGCTTGTGTTATGGCTTGAAGATAAGCTGAAGGAGCGCAACGCATGAGCAAGCACACACCAGGGCCGTGGAGCTATCAGATTAGCCGCTATGAACCGGAGGCGTTCGACATCATCGAGCCCGGTATCGGTGCCTTGGCCATTGTGAAGCCAAAGCGGAGGGGCAAGCATGACCACCAGCGCGCTTGCCACCCAAGTCGCCGGCACCCACTACAAGGGCTTGGCCATCCAGCCCGTGCAGTACATCCACGCCAACGGCCTGCCGTTCATCGAGGGCAGCGTCGTGAAGTACATCACCCGCTGGCGCGCCAAGGGCGGCATCGCAGACCTGGAGAAGGCCCGCCACTTCATCGACCTGCTCATTGAGCTGGAACAAAAAGCAAGGGAGACCGCATGAACCTCACCGCTCTGGAGTCGCAGATCGCCGAGCTGCAGCGCAAGGCCGAAGAGATGCGCACCACCTTCAATGACCCGCAACTGCCCGCCGCCTGGCGAAAGATGGAGCGCGGCAACAACTGGTACAGATACCTGCAGCTCTCACCGTCGCAGGGCGAGCTGTTCAAGGCTGACGGCTGGGAGCCGCTGTACCGCCGCCAGCAGCGCATGGCCGAGCTCAAGGCCCGCGCCCTGGCCCGCGATCACAAGGGTGTGGCGCTGGTGCGGGCCACGGAGGCGCACCATGGCATCCATTGAGCGCAGCTTGCTCACGCCGGCCGAGTTGGCCGCACATTTGCGCACCAGCGAGCGCACCGTCGCGCGCATGGTGCTGGACGGTTGCCCGAGTATGCTGGTGGGCCGCCGCCGGCGCTTTGAGCTGGCCGCCGTCATCGCCTGGACCCAGGAACAAGCCGGATCATCATGCCGATCAGAAAAGACGACGCTGGCCGCTGGCACGCAGAGGCTTGCGTCAGCCGTCGACGCCTTCACCGCCGCCTCCCGGAAGGTGCAACTGCGAGCGATGCCAAGCGTCTTGAGGCAGAGCTGATCCGGGCGCTGCACACCAAGGCCGTCCGTCAGCCCCACATCCCGGGCGACCCGCTGCTGGCCGAGCTGCTGGCCGACTACACCGAGCGCCACGCCAGCACCTTGCGCAGCCCCGACACCGCCAAGCACCACGCATGGCGCATTGGGCGCTGGCTGGAAGGCAAGCGCGCCTCTCAGACCCGCGAGGTGGCCCAGGCCATCGTAGAAGACCTGCAGCCGCACTACGCCGCCGCCACCATCAACCGCAGCCTGGGCACCCTGAAGAAAGCCCTGGGCACCGCCTGGCAGCGCGGGCGCACGCCCGTGGACTACAGCAGCTTGGTGCGGCGCCTGCCCGAGAACAACCAGCGCACGGTGTACCTGTCCATGGAGCAGGTGAGGGCGCTGGCCGATTCCGCGAGCGAGCAGGTGAGGGTGGCCATCTGGGTGGCCATGCTCACCGGGTGCCGCCGAGGCGAGGTCTGCAAGATCAAACGCGAGGACATCGGGGCGGACACCCTGCGCATTCCTGCCGGCAACACCAAGACGCTGCGCTACCGCGAGGTGCCCATCGTGCCCGCGCTGCGGCCCTGGCTGGCGCACCTGCCGCTGCAGATCAACTTCGAAGGGGTGAAGTCAGGCTTCCGGCGGGCGCGTGAGCGCGCGGGCATGCCCGAGGTGCACTTTCATGACCTGCGGCACAGCTGCGCCACGGTGATGCTGCAGCTGGGCGTGGAGATGCACGTGGTGCGCGAGATCCTGGGCCACACGTCGATCAAGACCACCGAGCGCTATGCGCACGTGATGACCGCACCGCAGCGCAAGGCCCTGGAAAAGCTCGGTGAGCTGGCCACAAATTACACCGACGTCTTACACCAGGAAAACGAACGGCCCCGAGGGGCCGCTGTAAGTGGTTGATTTCCTTGGTGGGCGGTGCAGGGTTCGAACCTGCGACCCCTGCCGTGTGAACCCAGGTGTCGGTCTAGCTGTACGAGGGAAAGTGACTGTCGGGAAACACCTTTTTCGGGGCGTTTCTGACCTGTATTTACACCGCCGTTTACACCAGGATTCAGCCGCCCAACAACGCCGCCTCAGCGGCTCGACGTTTGACCAATCCCGGCAGCACCCGGCCGCCACCGCGTACCCACTTCATCAGCTCCGCCCGCGCCCCAGGCACGTCGTCGGCGTTGATGCGCTTGCGCAGGGTGCTGCCCGCTAGGGCGCCCGTGCCGCAGTTGAAAGCGAAGTCCAGCACCGCCCCCGTGGCCTGCTCGCCCCAGTCCGCCAGGCCGGGGCACAGGCGCTGCACCCTGGGCAGGCACTGCAGCAGCTCGTGCTCCAGCAGCTCCAGGGCGCGCTCCTTGCTGATGGGCGGATCTTTCAGGCTCACCCGCGTGCCGTCCTCGTAGAACGTGCTGCCCACGCCGATGGTGGGCACCGCCGCCGGGCACAGGTAGGGCTTGAGGTACAGGCCCTCAAACACCAAGCACAGCCCCCGCGCGGTCTGGACGGCGCTCATTTGTTGCGCTTGCCCAGCGAGCGGTCAGCGAAGAAGAACCCCAGCACGGTGCCGGCCAGGGTGACGTCCCACTCGTCCATCTTCCAGTTCTGCGAGGCGAGCTTCAGGCACCACATGCTTCGGCGGTGGCCACATCGGCCTCGGCCTTGGCCGCCACCATCTGGATGCCGAGCTCGTGCTGCAGCGTGAGCGCGGCCTGCATGCGCTGGTGCGCCAGGTCGTCCAGCTCGCTCTGCAGGCGCAGGCGCTCGATCTCGTGGGCGTGGTCTTGCTTCTTGTTGACCCAGGACGAGACCTCGCCCCAAATCATGCGGAAGACCGAGCCGCCGAGGAAGGAGAACAGCGCCTCGATCACTTGACCCACCGCGAGCCAAACTGCACCAGCGTGAACAGCAGCACCGCCGCCGCCCACACGCCGATGCCGCGGTTGATCCACTGCTCCACCTTGCGGTCGGTCTTGTGGATCATCGTGTCGTGCACGGCAATGGAGGCTTCGCACTTGCCGATGCGTTCACCCTGGGAAGACTGGCGTTCCTCAATCAGAATGAGCCGTTGGATGGCATCGGTCAGCTTGTCCACTTTGGACTCAAGGCGGCGGAAGTCGTCGTCGGTCATGGCGTAAAAAAGCCCGCTCAAGGCGGGCTGGGGGGTGGTGAAGGGGAAGGTTCAGAAACCGAGCAGGCCCGGCAGGCTGATGCCGTAGCTGGCGGCTTGGCGGCGTCGGCTTTCCTCGACCTGGCGCATGGTGTCTTCCAGGTCCAGCAGGCCTTGCCGGTTGCGGCTGAGCAGGATCTGGCCCATCTGGTCGCGCACCGGCTCGGGCAGTTGCACCCGGTTCCACAGGCTGCCCACGCTCTGCACCACGCCCGGCACGTTCAGGGCGCCAGCGCTGCTCACCGCTTGGCCGATGGCCTGCACCGCAGGCACGTCAATGTCGCCCGCGCCGTACATCCGCGCGGCCGTCTGCGAGCCGCGGCCCACCGTCTCCAACTGCTTGAGCTGGCGCTCCTTGGCCACGCTGGACGCAAACTCCCGGTAGGCGCGCTCGTTGCCAAAGATGGCCTTGAGCTTCTCCTGCATCCCTTGCTCGCGCCACAGCTCCATGAGCTGCGTCTGCCCGGCCCGGGCGCCCAGCTTGGCGCGCAGCGACTCAAACGCCCCCAGGGCAAAAGCGTCCTTCTCCGAGCGGCTCATGCCTGCTTGCATGGCGGTGATGGTGGCGTCGTCCTTGGTCAGCGCCATGCGGCCGGCGGTGGCCGCGTCCATCAATGCAGAAGGCCCGGCAAAGGCGTCGCGCGCCAGCTTGTACTGGCCCATGGTGGCCCGGTCCAGCTTGCCGATCAGGTCGCGCCGCAGGTCGTCATACGAGGCCCCCAGCGGCGTCAGCTTGCCGTCCGGCTTGGTCTCTTTGCTGACCAGTTGGTCCAGCCCCTTCTTGAGGTTGTCCAGGTCGCGCATCAGGTACGGCTGGTTGCCCGTCGTGTCCAGCGACCAGGGCTGCTGGCGCGCGATGGCCATCTTCTGGCCCAGTTGCGTGGCCCCCAGTTGATCTGCGGCGTCAATGGTGGCCATCAGGCCGGCGTTCGGCCGCACGGCCATTTTCGTGACACGCTCGTACAGCGGGGCGGCTGCGGCCTCGCGTTGCGCCATCCAGTCGCCCATTTCGGTGGACATGCGCAGCCCGCCGGTGCCCGATGCGCTCTCGGCCGCGTCGATCATGCGGTCAGCGCGCCCGGCCTGGCGGTTACGGATGACGGTCTCCACCTCGTCCTTGGTGCGCCCGGGCAGCGTGGCCAGGGTGTCCAAGAGTTGACGGGTGTTCTGGCCCCCGGTGTCGGCAACAGTGGCCTCAGGGCCCAGGCGGTCCATGCGGGTGGCGGCTTGTTGAGTGGTCCGTTGGTCTCGAGCAAACGCCTCGGCCACCTTCTGGCGGGCGTATTGCACGGCGGAGGACTCGTCCATCTTGCTCATCAAGGCCGAACCCGCGGCGCCCACGCCGCGCACCAAAGGCACGCCCATGCCCCCCATGGCCAAACCAAACCCTGCGCCCTTGCCGGCATCCTGCGCCAAGCCAATGGCGTCTTTGGCTTCGCTGTCGCCCAGTGCGTTGGCTGCGCCCGACACCGCGCCCACACCTCCGGCGGCAAGCATCTGGCCGACCATCCCCGCGCCGGCCGGCAGCAGCTTGGCCAGTGGCCCACCCACAGGCAGCGAGGCAATGAACTGGGACGCCCCAGTGCGGAAAGGTTGTTCCTTCTGCTGCTGCGCCACCGCGCCGCGCACAAAGTCGCGCGTCTCCTCGTAGTTCTGGCGCAGGGGCTTGTCGTTGAACAGCGACTTGGCCCCGCCCACCACGCCGCCGATGATCTCGTCGCCAAACCCAAACGTCGGGCCCTGCAAGGTGGCCAGGGCGTCGCGCAGTTGCGGGCGGGCTTGCGTTCCGGCTTGCAGCGACTGGTTGACCGGCGGCTTGCCTGACACCATGCGCAGCCCGGCATCAGACACCTTGGTCATGTCGCCCGCGGCAATCGCGCGCAGGTCTTCGTCGCTCAGGGTGCTGAGGTCCATCACTTCCCCCCTTGCCGGCGTGCCAGCTCAGCGGCGGCGGCGTCCTGCAGGCTCATGGCCGGCGCCTCGTCACTCATCTGGAACACGTTTTCCGGGTCCAGGTTGTACATGCGGGCGTTGGCCCCAAAACGCTTCTTCTTGCTGTCGATTCGCTTCTCTGCCACAGCCGCCATGGAGCGCACCAGGGTGTCCATCTCTGTACGTTGCTTGGGGGACAACTGCTGGCCCGTCATGGCGCGCGTGAACAACTGTTGCACGTAGTCCAAACCGCCCGATGTCTTAACGATGGCCGCGTAGTCCGCCTCGCGCACGGCGCCCTCTGGATCCAAGAACTTGGCGAACTTGTAGATGGCAGCCTGGTCCTTGATGGCACCGGGCTGCTTGAGGATGTTGGTCAAGTCCTGGGACACGCTGACGATGCCGCGGTCGGTCTTGACCGCAGTGCCAAAGTCATTGGCCAGCTTGAGCTCCATGTCAAACCTGTCCTTGGGTTTGAGGCCCAGACTGTCGGGCTGCACGGTCACGGTGGTGCCCGGAGGCACAAGCTGCTTTTTTGCGTCGATCAGCGGCTTGTTGGGCACCAGTTGGCCGCCGGGGCCAGGCACCAGCAAATCGGCCACCGGGTTGCTCTGGCGCGGAAGCACAGTGCCGGGCGCGGTGGCGAACGGGTCCACCGCCCGGCCGTCCACAAACTCGACCCTGGTGCGCGGCACCAAGTCGGAGTAGTTGTTGGTAAGCGCAAACTTGCGCACCGACTCCGGCGTGAAGTCCTTGGGGTCCACCTTGCCAAACGGGTTCTCGGCCTTGGCAGGCATCAGCGCCTGGATCTCCTGCAGCCCCAAGCCGGCCCGCATGGCCTGCGGGATGCTCACCGGCATGGCCGGGCCTGCGTTGGGGTCAATGCTGTCCAGAAACGAGCCGCGGGCTTGCTTGGCGGCGGCGGCTTCCTCGCGGGCGCGCATCTGGTCGGCAAACTGCGCCTCCAGCATCCTGGCCTGCAAGGCGCGCTGGGCCTGGATCTGCTTGCGCTCCTCCTCGTCTTGCTGCGCCTTCTTGGCCGCCAGCATGGATGACGTGTAGCCCTGCATGCCCTGCACCAGCCCCGCGCCCAGGTTGCGCTGGCTGAGCAGCCCGCCGGCTAGGTTCAGGATCGCCGCCGTGCGCGGGTCTTCCCAGCTATCGCCCAAGAGTCCCATGGTCAGCCTCCAAAGCCACGCATGGCCATCAACTGCATGTTCTGCATGTCTTGCTCTCTTTGACGGCGCTGCTCTGGCGTCATTTGAGGGCCGCCTCGATACCGCA